AACACCGTGCCGTTACATCTTCTGCGACGAGATCGACGCCTTCCCGACTGACGTGGATGGCGAAGGCGATCCGGTGAGCCTGGCCGAGAAGCGCGCGACGACGTTCGCGCGGCGCAAGATCTTGCTCACTAGCACGCCGACGGTGAAGGACTTCAGCCGGATCGAGGCTGAGTTCCAGCGCAGCGACCAGCGGCGGTTCTATGTGCCGTGCCCGAGCTGCTCGGAGATGCAGTGGCTGAAATGGCCGCAGCTCAAGTGGGAGAAGAACGACCCGGCGACGGCGGTCTACGAGTGCGAGCACTGCCGCGAGCGGTTTGCGGAGATCCACAAGCCGGCGATGCTGCGCCAGGGCAAGTGGCGCGCGACGGCCCCGAGCGACGGCAAGACGGCCGGCTACCAGCTGTCGGGGCTTTACAGCCCGCTCGGGTGGTTGAGCTGGGCCGACATGGTGGACGACTTCCTGCGGGCCAAGACCGACGCGCCGATGTTGAAGTCGTTCGTGAACACGCGGCTGGCTGAGACATGGGAGGAAGACTTTGCCAGCAAGGTGAGCGCGGACGCGCTGCTGCAGCGGTGCGAGCCGTATGTGTCGGGCCAGCTGCCGGAGGGCGCGCTGGCGGTGACGATCGGCGTGGACGTACAGGGCGGCGGCGGCAGTGCGGGTGATCGCCTGGCGGTGAGCGTGTGGGCCTGGGGCCGCGAGGAGGAAGGCTGGCTGGTGGATCACCAGGAGATCTTCGGCGACCCGTGCCGGCCTGAGGTGTGGAAGCAGCTGGACGTGCTGGTGCTGCACGACTGGGAACACGTGAGCGGGGCGAAGCTGCGGGCGGACGTGGTGTGCGTGGACTCGGGCGGCCACGCAACGGCGGAGGTGTACCAGTACGCGCGGGAGCGCCAGAGCGTGGGTGTGATCGCGATCAAGGGCCAGAGCCAGCGGGGCAAGGCGCCGATCGGCAAGGCCAGCAAGGTGGACATCAACGCGCAGGGCCGGACGCTGAAGCGCGGCGCGCAGGTGTTCCCGGTGGGTGGCGACACGATCAAGACGACGCTGTTCGGGCGGCTGAAGCACAACGAGCCGGGGCCGGGCTACCTGCACTTCCATGCGCAGACCGGGAGTGAGTATTTCGAGCAGCTGACAGCAGAGAAGCAGGCGCTGCGGTACGTGAAGGGCTTCCCGGTGCGGGAGTGGGTGAAGAAACCAAGCGCGCGGAATGAGGCGCTGGATTGTCTGGTCTATGCGTATGCAGCGGTACATCGGCTGTACCAGCGGTACGACCGCAGAACGATCTGGGATCAACTGGAAAAGCGACTGGAGAAGACGGATACCGAGGCACGCAAGCCGCGCCTAAGATCGGAGAAAGCCGCGGCGTCGGCGTTTGTCCGCAACTGGTGAGGCCGTGAACATCCCCGCCCAGATCCGAGCAGGCGACACGGTGAAGTGGCGTGATAATGCCGGCCGCGACAACCTGGGCAACCCGATCAGCAGCAGCGACGGCTGGGGGCTCTTCTACTACCTGCGAACCAACACAGCGAGCGAAGGCGCCACGGTGACCGGCACGGCCTACGGGACCGGGTGGGAGTTCACGATCTCGCAGGCGACCAGCGCCGCGTTCGATCCTGGCACATGGTTCTGGCAGGCCGAGGCACGCAACAGCGGCGTGCATGTGACGCTTGGCGCCGGGCAGCTCGATGTGCTGCCTGCGCTGAGCTACACGGGCACACCTGGCGCGTTCGACGGCCGGAGCCAGGCGCAGAAGGATCTCGAAGCAGTGCAGGGTGCGATCCGCGCGATGGTCGCGGGTGGCGCGGTGGCTGAGTACACGATCGGCAACCGGCGGCTCAAGAAGATGGAGCTGGCTGACCTGCTGGCGCTGGAATCTAGTCTGAAGGCCAGCGTGAAGCGCGAGCAGGCCGCGCAGCTGCAGGCCAACGGCCTCGGCAATCCTCACAACCTCTTCGTGCGCTTCTGATGGGCATCCGATCCTCGATCCTCGGCTGGCTGCAGCGCGGCACCCCTGAGCCGACTGCTGCACCCCGGCGGCGGATGTATCAGGGCGCGATGGTGAGCCGGCTCACCAGCGACTGGGTGACGGGCGGCAACAGTGCCGACGCTGAGATCAAGGGCAGCCTGCCGCGACTGCGCAACCGCTCGCGGCAGCTGGTGCGGGACAACGACTACGCGCGCCAGGCGATCCGCGCGGTGAAGAACAACGTGATCGGCACCGGCATCAAGATGCAGGCGCAGGTGCGGATGGTGCGCGGCGGCGGGCGGCTGGATCAGTCGGTGAACGATGCGATCGAGAGCGCGTGGAAGGTGTGGAGCAAGAAGCAGCACTGCCACACCGGCGGCCGGCTGAGCTGGCACGACATGGAGCGCCTGGTGATCGGCGCGATGGCCGAGTCGGGCGAGGTGTTCATCCGCAAGGTGCGGCAGCCGTTTGGCGGCGGGAAGGTGCCGTTCGCGCTGGAGGTGATCGAGTCGGACCTGCTGGATGACACCTACACGGGCAAGAGCACGATCGACGGCAACGAGTGGCGGATGGGGGTCGAGTGCGACCGCTGGGGCCGGCCGGTGCAGTACGCATTCCTGAAGAAGCACCCCGGCGATGCGCCATTTCAGGGGCCACCGAGTGGGCGGCACCAGCTGATCCCGGCCTCCGAGATCATCCACCTCTACCTGATGGATCGGCCGGGCCAGACCCGTGGCGTGCCGTGGCTGGCGTCTGCGATCCAGCGGCTGCATCACCTGCAGGGCTACGAGGAGGCCGAGGTGATCCGCGCGCGGGCGAGCAGCGCGCTGATGGGCTTCATCGAGAGCCCGGAAGGCGAGCTGCTGGGCGATGAGGTAGTGGACGGCGAGCGGGTGAGCAACTTCGAGCCCGGCGTGTTCAAGTATCTGGCGCCTGGCGAGAAGGTGACGGTGCCGGCGCTTGATGCACCGGATGGTCAGTTCGAGCCATTCCTGCGGGCGATGCTGCGGGCGATGGCCGCGGGCCTGGGCTGCAGCTACGAGAGCGTGAGCCGCGACTTCAGCCAGACGAACTACTCAAGCAGCCGGCTGAGCCTGCTCGAGGATCGCGACCACTGGCGCGCGCTGCAGCAGTACCTGATCGAGAACTTCCACCAGCCGGTGTTCGAGGCGTGGCTGGAAATGGCGGTGCTCGGCGGCGCGCTGGGGCTGCCGTTCTACGAAACCGACCCCGAGCGCTACCGGGCGATCCGGTGGATGCCGCGCGGCTGGGCGTGGGTCGATCCGGCCAAGGAGGTGCAGGCCTACAAGGATGCGGTGCGCTGCGGCTTCAAGACCTTGGGCGAGGTGGTGGCTGAGCAGGGCGGCGACCTCGAGGAGCTGATGGTGTCCAGGGCCGCCGAGCTCGAGATGGCCGACGAGCTGGATCTGATCTTCGACACCGACCCGCATGAGGTGAACGCCTCAGGCACGCAGCAGGCCGGCGATGTAGTCGAGGATCAGGCCGAGGAAATGGATCCCGACTCGGCAGACGATAATGGCGAAGATGACACCGAGGACACCGATGGACCTATCGCGTGATCTTGAGGGGCAGCTGCTGAAGCGCGCCGAGGTAGCTGACTTCCAGGTCAGCGAAGACGAGCGCAGCATTGAGTTCCCCTTCAGCTCCGAATACCCCGTTGCTCGCTACTTCGGCAACGAGATCCTGGCCCACACGCGCGAAGCGGTGGATCTGGCTCGCCTGGAGGATGGCGCACCCCTGCTGTTCAACCATGACCCCGCCAAGGTGATCGGCGTGGTGGAGCGGGCCTGGATCGACGGCAAGAAGAAGCGCGGCTACGTGGCGGTCAAGTTCAGCCGCAATGCCTTCGCGCAGGAAGTGCTCGCCGATGTACGCGACGGCGTGCTGCGCAATGTGTCCGTCGGCTATCAGATCGCCGACATGGAACAACGCGGTGAAGACTTCGTAGCGACCCGATGGAGTCCTTACGAAGTGAGCGTGGTTAGCATACCCGCAGACCCAACGGTCGGCGTCGGGCGTGCTCTCGACGCTCAACCTGCGGCCCCCGCCGCATCACCAACCCCCCAACCAGAACCTGAGGTTCCGATGGAAAACACCCCTGACCTGTCAGCGGTGCGGGCTGAAGCGGCTGCCGAGGCTGCTAAGGCTGAGCGCGCCCGTATTGCCGGCATCACTGCCCTGACCGAGAAGCACGGCATGGCCGATCTGGGCCGCCAGCTGATCGAAGGCGGCCGCAGCCTCGATGAGGCCCGCGCTGCCGTGCTCGACAAGCTGGGCATCAAGCCCGTCGAGACCGTGGCTCCCGTTGAGATGGCCGCTCAGGAGCGCGCCTCCTACAGCATCACCGCCGGCATCCGCGCGATGCTGACCGGCGACTGGTCCAGCCGCGAAGCCGGCCTGGTGCGTGACCTCTCCCGCGAAGTGGAGAAGTCCGGCGTGGCCAAGACCACCGAGCGTTCGTTCTTCGTGCCGTTCTCGGCTCTGAGCGGCCAGCGCGCCACCTACGTGACCAGTGGCGCCACCACCGGCGGCAACCTGGTGCAGACCGACCTGCTCGATCAGGACTTCATCGAGTTCCTGCGGAACAACGGTGTGATGCTGCAGCTGGGCGTTCGCACGATGCCTGGCTTGGTCGGCAACGTGGCGATCCCCCGCCGCTCCGGTGTGGCCTCGACCTACTACCTGAGCACCCAGACCACCGCGATCACCCAGTCGGAGTCCACCTTCGACCAGGTGACCATGGCTCCCAAGAACCTGGCAGCCCTGTCCAAGTACAGCCGCCAGACCCTGCTGCAGGGCACCCCTGGCATCGAGGAGCTGGTGCGTCGTGACCTGACCGACGGCATCAACCTCGCCATCGACCTGGGCATCCTGAACGGCTCCGGTTCCGCCGGCCAGCCCACAGGCATCATGCAGACCGCCGGCATCGGCTCGGTGGCGATGGGCACCAACGGTGCCGCCATCACCATGGAGAAGGTGGTGGATCTTGAAGCTGCCGTCATGAACGTCAACGGTGCCGTGAACCCCGGCAGCGTGGCTTACCTGTCCAACTACAAGGTGCTGGCTGCTCTGAAGAAGCTGCGCGCCGGTGGTTCTACCACCACCGACGGCCCCTTCCTGTTCAACACCGATGGCGCCACCATCGGCCGTGGTCCTACCCCTGCCAACCTGAACGGCTACCCTCTGGCCGCCACCAACCAGGTTCCCAGCAACCTGGTGAAGGGAAGCAGCGGCGCCGTCTGCTCGGCTCTGCTGATGGGTGACTTCAGCCAGGCCATGGTCGGCTTCTGGGGCAACGGCCTCGAGATCACCGTGGGTGAAGATCAGGACGACTTCAGCAAGGCTCTGACCAGCGTTCGCGGCATCGTCACCTATGACGTGGCCGTGCGCGATCCCAAGAGCTTCGCCGCCATCCTCGACATCCTCGCCTGATAGGAGCGGGGGCGGGCAACCGCCCCCTTTTTTTTCTTATGAAGGTTCTGATCGAAAGTGACTGCGCCGCCAAGGGCGAATACCTCGAGGCCGGCAAGGTCTATGAGGTGGACAGCGCTGTGGCTGCTGAGCTGCTGCGCATTGGCCGCGCTGTCGAGGCGCCGGCCGAGGAGATCAAGCCACGCGCGCGCAAGGTGAAAACCGATGGCGATCAGTGAAGACCTGACGGTGTTCCTGAACGACTTTGGCGTCAGCTGCACGGCTGGCGCCATTTCTGCGCTCGGGATCCTGGACATGCCGAGCCAGATCATCAGCGGCGACATGGTGCTCAGCACCGACTACAGCCTGACAACGCGCGCTGCTGATTTCGGCGGCTTGCTGTTTGGCGATGGCATCACGGTTGGCGGCGTCAACTACCAGGTGCGCGAGGTGCGCAAGCTGGATGATGGAGCCTTTGTTGAGATCGGGCTGATGAAGCTCGCGCCGGCGGCGACTGCGCCCGGCGGCCAGCCGCGTGAGTTTGGCCTGCAGGATCTGGCGGATGTGGACGTGACCGGC